GCGGCTCAGCCTGCGGCGATTGAAACGCATCCAGGTCGCGCAGGTGGGCGATGATCTCCCCGCCGTGCAGTGCCTGCAGCTCGGTGTTGCAGGTGATGATGTGATCAGCGGCCTTGGTGAGCTGCTGTGCCGCCAGCGTCCAAAACGGCGAGTAGGGGGCCTCGCCAAGCCGTTCGGGGAACTGCTGCTGCAGCGCCAGCGGCGAGAGCGGGGCATCGTTCGGATCAATGAACGCCAACTCGTGATCATCGATGTCAACGATCAGCCGGGCGCCGTTGCGCTCAGCGATGGCAATGCCCAGCAGCACTGACGGCAGCCGGGCTTTGCAGGCGATCACCACGTCTGCATCGGTGGCCGCGGCGACGCGGCGGCAGCGATGAATCAGCGCCGCGACGGTTTTGGGCTCAGGGATCACAGTGATCGGCTCACCTCGCAACGGCGCCCACACCTCACGGCCTAGGTGGGAGAACCCGAAGGCGATCAGCTGGACCTCAGAGAATGCCAGCGCGGCGGCACGGGCGATCAGATGGGCCCGGCCGATGCAGTTGTGGTGGGCGTCCCACCCAATGACGATGCAGCGAGTCATGGCGTTGGGGTGGGTAGTGGCAGGGCGTGGGGGGGGAGCAGCCAGCCGCCGTAGACCATTGCTGGGTTGGCCATCTGCCAGTAGGGCGGGCCGTCTGGTGGGCACCACCAGCATTCGCCATCAAGATCACGCCACCCTTTCTCGCGCTCCCAAGGCCGCTCAGCCACGGGCACCGGCTCGGTGGTGGGGCGGGCGAAGTGGGTGAGGATGGCGCCACATAGATCGGCAACATCTTCGGCGCAGACATTGCCGATCAGTCGCGCAGTAGGTTCCCAGCCGAAAGCGCACTCTCGAACCGCCGTTGCAATGGATGCGATTCGCTCCGTCACCCCCTCCGGCTCGGGTTCGCCAACACCGAAATAGGGGCAGGCTGGATCACCGAATCGACCGCAATCGTCCACGTTTGCCGGGGCGATACCGCACATAGGACACTCCCGAACTTGAACGGGCTTTCCGTCGCCAAGGTTCCGCCAATGAAACAGCCCATCCCCCTCCGGCTCGGGCTGGGCCAGGGCGGCGCGGGCGCGGTTTACAGCGGCCTGAAACCTTAGGCCATCATTGGTGTCGATTACATCGTTTTCAACTGCCCCTAGCAATCGTTGCAGTTCGGCGCGGTAATCAGTGCTCATCGTTCATCTCCAGTGTGTGTGAATCCATCCAGCCAGTCCGCCACTGAACTGGACCCGCCGTGGCGCTCCCTCAGCACCTGCCCCAGCTCACCGGCGACGCTGCGGGCGACACCAGAGCACATCTCGCACGGCTTAGAGCACCGCGCCGGCATGGGGCAGGCGGCCAGGGATAGCCGGATGGAGGGTGTTGGTGGGCGCCGGGCCTGATCGCTGGTGACAGGCGCGGTGGCAATGCGGGCCATGGCCTGCTGGGTGGGGGTGGTGTAGGTGATCATCGTGATGGGGTGGGGTTGTGGATCCGGTCGTTCACGATCCGCCGCAGCAGATCGTTCATCCCCTCGCCAGGCCGGAGCTGGCGGCGGAGCGCCTCGACCTCGGGGAGGGTGAGGCAGATGGTTAGGCGGCGGGTTTCCATTAGGCGGTCTCTAGGTCGAAGAGGGATGACTGATCGCCGGGCTGATCCGGCTCGCCGGCCAGCTCCAGGTTCCGCACTGCCTGCCGGTAGTAGCTGGGCTTCAGCTCGATGCCGACGCCACGGCGGCCAGCTTGCACCGCCCCGTAGACCTCGCTGCCGACGCCCATGAAGGGGGTCAGCACGGTCTCGCCGGGGTTGCTCCACATCACCACGGCTCGGTCAATCACGTCCAGCTGAAGCGGGTGCACGTGCTTCTCGTCTTCGCCATCCCTAGCGCTGCGGAACTGCAGCACGTTGTCAATCCTGATGTCATCCCAAACGCTGGAGGCGTACTGCCGCCAAATCCATTGGCTGTACTGATTTTTTTTCTGATCTCCCTTCATACCTTTGTACCCGTTCAGGTCAGCTGGGACAGTTCGCTCGCCGCTGTAGTGCAGCAGGCCTACTTCGTGAGTCACTGGAACCGGATTCTCGCCCTTGCGGCGGAACATCAGCAGGTAGTCAGCGTTAGCGATGCTGTTGCGCGTGGAGTCCTCGCACAGTGTCTTGTGATGCAAGCTCTTCATCATGGTGCGATTGCGTACCAGCAGCGGCTCCTTCCAGATCACCCGCCGGCCGCCATAAGCAAATCCTCGGGCTTCGTGCTCGCGGATGATCCGGCCAGGCAGATCAAACATGGCATCGCATCCGGCATTGCTTAGCGGAATGTCCATGCAATGAACCGCTGAGATCCTGCCCGGCATTGTGATCCGGGAGATTTCGTCAATGCAAAATCCGTAATGAGCGAAAAACTCGTCATAGTTCAGGCAGTTGGACATATCCCGATCGTCGCTGCTGTACTGATACAGCCCGGCAAAGGGCGGAGAGTAGACGGTGAGGTGTACCGATTCATCTGGCAGGCCTTGCATTACTTCAATGCAGTCGCCGTTGTAGATGGCGTAGTTGTCTGTGATGAGCTGATCCTTTACAGCCATTGCGGGAGCCTCGGTGTAGTGGTGTAGAGATTGGTGCGCTTGATCGTGGTGGCGTTGTTCATCTGCGCCACCAGTTCCTCAAACATGGCGGACGCTCGCTCAGCCTTGCCGCGCATGTTTGCCAGCACTCTGGCCTCGCCCTCGGTGGCGATCACGTCAAGGTGGACCGTGCTCTGCTGGCCAAAGCGCCAGCAGCGGCGAACTGATTGGTAGTACTGCTCATAGCTGTGACTGGCGAACGTCACCACGTGGGCGCAATGTTGCCAGTTCAGCCCCCATGCGCCGATCTTTGGCTTGATCACCAGCACCCGCTGACGGCCATCGGCGAAGGCCTCATAGAGCTCCACCTTCCGATCGTCTGGAGTGCGGCCGGCAACCTGGGCAGCATCGGGGATCAGCTGCTCTAGCAGGTCGCCCTCGGCGTTGGTGTGGCACCAGATCACCGCAGGGCGATCATGCTCCACCAGCTGAGCCGCAAACTCGCAGCGCTCCTGCATGGTGCGCTTGCGCTCTTCCCGTTCCTCCGCCAGGCCAAAGGCGGGCATTGAGAACAGCATCCCCTCTGGCGGGGTGGCCGGGGCAATAATGTGATCACGCTCAACCAGAGGCGGCAGGATAAAGCCATCGTTGGCGAAACCCAGATCAGACGGCATCCGGCAAGCCCTAGCCCAGCTGGCCACCCAGCGCCAGAAATGTTCGCGGGCGTGATGCTTAAGGCGCCACTGGCCGATAGTCTGCGACACCCTGAAGGCCAGCTTTTTGTAGTAGTTGGCGTTGGCGTTGATCATCGCTTCGGCTGACTCTTGCAGGCGCTCTTCGCGTTTCTGGCCCTTGTCATCCAGCTGTGCAAAGAACCGGCGCAGCATGTCGCTGTAGCTCAACTCACCCAGCGCTTCAGATGAATTGCCCAGCTCGGTGTAATCATTCGGCGCAGCTGTTGCCGTGCACAGCAGCCGGTACGGCATCTTGGCCATGAAGCGAGTGATCGCCTTTCTGGTGGAGCCGTTAAACGATTTCAGGATGCTCGATTCGTCGCAGACAACCGCACCAAAATCAGCAGGATCAAACAGGTGGAGCCTGTCGTAGTTCGTGATCACGATCCGCCCCATCACGCTGCCATCGCTAGAGCGGTGAGCCTCAATGCCGAACTTTTCACCCTCGCGGATGGTCTGCGCGGCGACGGCCAGCGGGGTCAGGATTAGCACCGGGTGGGCGGTGTGACGCGCCACGTTTTCAGCCCATGTGAGCTGCATGGCGGTTTTGCCTAGGCCGCAGTCAGCAAAGATTGCGGCGCGGCCCTTGCGGACAGCCCACTCGACTAGGGCTTGCTGGAAGTCGAACAGCTGCGGCGGCATGAACACTGGATCGAAGCCGTGGTCAGCGCCGGTGTGGAGCTTGCGGTCTAGGAACTCGGCGTAGGTGGTCATCAGGCGGCCTCCCCCACCAGCCGCTCACACAGCGCCCACCACAGCGACGTGGCCAAGGTGGCGGTGCCAACAATGACCAGCACGGCAATGATCTCGATCATGCCGGCGAGGATGGAGAGGGTCATGGTTCAGAAGGCGGAGGGTTTGCGCCGGGACTGGACGGCCGAGGCTGGTAGCCGTCGAGATTGAGGGCGTTGTTGATCTGCTGCTGAAACTCGCTAACGAACGGGTTGCTGCGGCGTAACCGAAGCGGCGGCGGCCCGCTCGGCCTGTTGGTGTTCTTGTGGCTGAAGCTGCGGCGCCAGTCGGGGTCCTGATCGCGCGGCGGCGGCATCAGCAGCTCGGCAAAGCTGGGTTTGCGCGGCCCGTAGCTGCCCCTCGGTGGTCGCTGCTGGTCCCTCGCCCGCCAGCCGGCCCAGTAAGACAGCAGGGCGCCGGTGCCGCCGACGATGGAGCCGAGCAGCAGTGAGAGTTCGGCGCTCACTGGGGCACCTCCGCATCAGCCGGTGGTTTCATGGCCTTGATTCGGCCGTGCTCGTTTTGTGCATGCTCAAGATTGCGGCGAGCGCCGACTATTCCGCGCTCTGCCTGAGCCAGCAGAACAGCGTGCGCATCTGCCCAGGTTTTGTGGTAGCTGCGGTATCCGCTAGCGATGTTCTCCCTTTGAGGTTTTCTCAATCGGTACATTTCACCTTTCCAGTTTGGTTCGGCAACAATGAATACGGACTTTTCCGTTACCTTGCTGCATTCAACTTGCTCAATTTTTCTGGACGAATTGACGCGCCACATGATGATCGGTGTATTCACGCCTCCACCTCCCTCACCTGCTGCCGCAACGCCCGCAGCAGCACCGCCGTAGGCGATTCCCTGAGCATCCCCAGCTGGTGGTCAATCAGCATCAGCACCCGGCCGCGCATCAGCTCCTGGCCCTGGGATAGGGCAGCCTGCAGCGCCGGGGATTCGTGCAGCGCTTCGGTGGCACGGGCGACGGCGGCCTGTTCGGCGGCGAGGGCCTGTTGATCGGTTTCGATTCGGGCTAGCAGGGTGTCGAGCTGCTGGCGGATGGTGTCGAGTGACGGGGGCGGCGCGCAGGGCGCCTGATGGTGGCCCATTGGTACATGGCGAGTGGTCTCCACCACCCTACCGCAACGGTTCCCCATTTGCACCCATCAGCAGCCAGATTCGTCATCCCATGGGCTGCCTGCCACCTGCCAGCGGCCTTTCATCGTGCGTTGGTGGCCGCCAAGAAAGCTCTGCATCGTTGCCCGAGGGATCCCTTGGCGCTCCGCCCATTGCCACCTGCCGCGGATCGTGACGCGAATGACTCGTCCGCGCTGAAGATCGCGCAGCCTCCACGCCGGCTCGGCGTCTGGACACGGCTGGTCATCCTCGCAACGCTTGACCCACCAAACCCAGTTCCCGCCGGTGTTGCTGATCCGCTCGCGCCTGATCAATCCCATCGCCTCCAGCTTGGTCAGCGACCGATTCAGGGATGCGCGATCGGTGCCTAGCTGCTGGGCCATCTCGCTGAGGTCAGCCCACCAGCTAGGGCACAGCTGCTCTAGCTGCACCATCGTCAGCAGCAGTTCACAGCGCACCTGATGACGCAGTGCTGCCAGGTAGGCGGGTTCAATCATGGCGCGGAATAGGAGCCACCCGCTCGTTGCTTGCTGCCGCCCTGAGCCTTACAAAGCCGGAACCAGCGGCAGTCCTCGATGGGACCCGTACAGACCAGAGGCCGATTGAGACCCACCGCCTAGCCCGGGCAGTGGTCGGCATCGTCAGGGAGCAGCGTGTGCGGATGGCCCCAGTACCCTACCTCATAGGTTCCCATCCGGTACCCTCTAGAGTAGATTCACTGAACAGAGCGCGATGCCCAGCTGGCCCCTGAAACCCGGACACCGGCAAATCTCCGTTGAACTGCCCGCCGAACAGGTGGATCACCTTGACCGCGAGGCCGAACTGCGGGGGCTCGGTAGGGTCGGATACCTGCGGCAGTTGCTCTTCGAGGACATGCGCCGGCAGTCTCGCGCTCAGCGTCAAGCCGCACGCAAAGCGGGGTGATCGCTGCCCAGCAGCTGCGCCACCGTCCACGCCCCATGTCCTGATGGTGGTGTGGCCAGCTCCAGCGCTTCAGGGTGGAGCCGTAACACATGAGCCAGTGCGCCGGTGGCAGCAGCATCACTGCGCACCCCCTTGACGGCATGGGCCCAGGCGACGTGGCCGATGTAGCGGCGCCGCAGCTCGGCCATCTTCTCAGGCGGCCAGAACACCTCCTCGCAGCCGCCAGGCCACACCATCAGATTCATCGCCCCATCCAAGCGGATGCCGTAGCGCTCCTGGGCCAGCAGGTCGTAGCCCGCCAGCTGCAGCGGCCACGCCTGATCGGGCTTTGCCTTCTCCTGGCTCACCTTGGTTTTCCAGTCCACGATCAGCCACTGCCCGGCTACGCGGGCGATCAGATCCGGCGTGCCGGTGTAGAACAACTGCAGTGAGGCCAGCGGCGACTCGCAGGCAATCACCTCCTCAATCTGCGGCAGGAACAACCGCCGCCAGGTGGCCAACAGCATCAGCGACTCGGCGAACTGCACCGGCGGCGCGGCGACGCTCAGCAGCTCCTGCCTGATCAGGGCGTGGAGCTCGGTGCCGATGTCGGCGCGGCCGTTGCGATGTAGATCCATGTAGGCCTCGGCCTCATCCGGCCGCATGCCTTCCTTGTTGATCAGCTTGCGGCGCCAGTGCTCGGGGTTGAAGCCCTTGGCGCCAGAGAGGCCGAGCACCTGTGAGCAGCTGGGCGGCTGCAGCCACCGCCCACGGCGCTGCGACCACACCCAGTAGCGATGGCTGAGCTCATCAAATTGAATGCCCCCCTGCTGCGGCAGGAGGGCGATCCGTGGGCGATCGGTGGTCAATCAGCCGCCCCATCCGCCGGGGGCAGGCTGTCCCCACTGCGGCGGTGCTGCTGCTGGCGGAGCAGCTGCCGGAGGCGCCGCAGGGTAGCCCGCTGGCGGCCCGGCAGGCTGCGGCGCTGCTGCTGGCGGATACCCAGCAGGCGCAGGCTGTTGGGCAGGCTGCCCATAGGCGGGCGTTTGGGATGGGGCTGAGGCAGGAGATCCCCACTGCCCGCCGCCCTGCTGCTGCGCCTTCTGCGCTAGGTAGGCGGCGCGTTCGCTGGGGCTTTCGATCTGGCCATTGAGCACCGGGGCGTTGTTCTCGCCGGTGCCGCGCCAGACGGACAGGCGCAGCTTGAAGAACTGCTCCCCGGTTTGCTGATTGACTTCCAACCCTTGGCCCTGCTGCATCGCTTGGGACAACTCCCAGATCAGCTGGGCGGGAAGCTCGACAGCACCGTTCAGGATCGGGGCCTTGGGGTTCTGGGACGGCTGGGCGTTCCAGAGATTGACACGTGCGCTCTTCATGGTCAGACGTATGCGGAGGGATCGGGTTGAGGCTGTGGAGCAGTGGCAGCCCAGGGCTGCTGTTGGGGCGGAGCGGCATAGGCGGGCGCCGCCGGTGCTGGCTGCTCCCACGGCTGTGGACCTGCAGCAGGCGCCGCGTCATGCCCAGAATCCTCATCGGAGGCGCAGATGCCCAAGAGGAGCTGCAGATTCACCCTGAAGCCGCTGGTAGCCGCAGCGCTGATCGCGCTGGAGCTGGTCAGGCTCAGCACCGGGAACTGAGACAGTCGCCAGCCGCCGCCGCTGTGCCGCAGCATGGTGGACACCACGAACCCACCTGGCACGATGCTGATGGTGTTGGCGATGATCACCTGCTGCGCCATCAGGGCAGGGCGGACGGCCTCCAGCAGGCCTGGCAGGTTCAGGTAGGCGTGACGCCGGCCTTTAATGTCGGCGACGTCGTTCGGAGCCAGGCTGCCGAACGCAGGGAAGGCGGCAGCCACTGCCGCATCAAGCGCGGCCAGTTGCTGGCCAGTGGGGCCGCAATTCGGTGGCAGCAATTCATCGATCGGGGCGGCATCAGCCCCGCGTGCTGTGGGCATGGTCAGAATCGAGCGGTAGGACGGCCAGATTGGGCACGGCTCTGGCGGGCCGGGTCAGCTGCGGCGATCAAGCTCAGCCTCCAGCAGCAACGCTGCCATGCTGTTCATTGATCGCCGGTCATCAGCTGCCGCCGCCCGTAAGCGGTCGAACAGTAGAACAGGCAGCCGCAGCGTAATGCTGCGCGCCTCAGTGGTTGCTGCTGGCATCATCGCGGGCGCAGTTGCCGCCACTATACCCCACCCCACGACCGCTGCAGCCGCTTCGTGGCCGCCAGCCGCTGCGCAGGGCTCAGCAGCATCCTCAGCATCATCTGCCCTTGGGCCCAGCCCGGCTGCAGCCCTAGCGCTGGCTCCAGCACCTTCAACGTCTCATCCTCCATCACGTCAAGGTAGTTGAGCCAGCGGCGCAGGTCCGGGGCCCGCTGCTCCACCTCCAAGCGGCACCGCTCATTCAGCAGCCGCCGCGCGACCACAGGATGCGCCTGGGCCAGCAGGTCGGGGGTGATTTCGATCAGCTTGGCGCCGGTCTGGTGCACCTCCGTCTCGATCGGTTCGCCCTCCGTCACCTCACCCGTGTCCGGGTCAATCACTGCCTCGCGCTTCTCGCGGGGTTCCTGCACCTCGGCATTGAGCTTCCAGTCCATCTCCGCATCAGGCGGCGGCAGCCGGCGCCAGTTGTCCGTATGGTCGATGAGCAGCGCCGCATCCTTCCCTGGCGCTGGCCTGAGCACCCGCCCGATCAACTGGCGCCACAGCCTGAGGCTGGCAGTGGGCCGCAAGATCTGCAGGCAGGTCGCCTCCGGCACGTCGAGGCCCTCATCAATCACAGCACAGGCGCAAAGCACCGTGATCTGGCCGCGGCGGAATCGCTCAAAGATCCCCCGTCGCTCAGGCTTCGGGGTGTCGCCGTCCACCGCTTCGGCGGCGATGCCCTGGTCTCGGTACTGCTCCGCCACCTGGTGGGCATGCGGAACACTCACCGCCACGCAGATGGTCCGCTCACGGTTCGGGTTGAGCTGCATCCAGTCGCGGACGATCTCGCCTTGGATCTCGACCACCTTGCGCTCCATGTCGGCGGTGGTGAAGTCGCCGCCGCGCTTGCGCATGCCCCTGGAGTCGATCCGATGCGGGGCGGCGAATAGCCGGTAGCGGCAAAGCTTGCCTGCTGCCATCAGCTCGCCGGCCTCCGGGCCATTGAGCAGCAGATCGAACATCTCTTCGTCGCCCAGCCCTTTGCCATCGGGCCTGACCGGCGTGGCAGTGAGCCCGCCAAAGCGCCGCGGCTGCGCCGCCTCGATCACCTTGCGCCAGGTGGGGGATGGTGCGTGGTGGCATTCATCGGCCAGCAGGGTGCAGCCCGTCAGCTGCTCCAGCAGCTTCAATCGCCGCACCATCGTGGGCACCATGCCCACCACCACCCGGCGATCCATCCGGGGGCGGCTGCCGGCCGTCACCATGGCGATCACCTGCTGCGGGCCTAGGTGCGCCTGCAGGCTGGCCACGATCTGCTGCAGAATCTCCTCTCGGTGGCAGATCACCACCACTTGCTCACCACGGGCGAGGGCGCGGCGAACCAGCTCGGCGATGATCACGGTCTTGCCGCAGCCGGTAGGCCCAACCATGCAGGGCCGCCGCCCGTCAAGCATGGCCGCGTCGCCGGCATCGGCGAGGTGGGTCTGGTAGTCGCGGAGCTGAAAGGGCATGGCGGCTGGTGGTGCGTATGCTAAGGTTCTACAACCTATGCGCAACCCTACCATATGCCGCCCGCAGCCCGCAGCACCCCCCTCAACGTCATGGTCAAGCCATGGCACGTCGAGGCTCTTGACCGCATCGCCGCCGCCACGGCCGGGGTTGACACCCGCAGCGCCGTTGTCCGCATGCTGATCGAGCAGGCAGACAAGGCCCTCGCCGCCAAGGCGTGAACCGTGCAGACACCTCAAGCCGCCGCTGCGGCAGGCCCCTATGGGCCCGATCGCTGGCGCCTAGAACGCCTGCCGATGCTCGCCAGTTTCGGGCCGTTGCTCCCTGGCGCGCCTGACAAACGGCCACTCGTTGGTGACGGCTGGGAGAACCATGCCGGCGTGCCCGTGGCCGAGCTACAGACCACGGCGCCTGAATGCGTTTGCTGGCACATCGGCGCCGCCCCTGGCCACATCGCCATCGACATTGACGGGCCGAGGGCCGCGGCGTTCTGCCAGCAGCATGGCTGCGATCCGTACACAGCCGACACCTGGCGCATCGTGCGCACCGGCAACAGCGACCGGCTGAAGCTGGTCTACACCGTCACCGCTGAGCAGAAGGCCATCCTTGCCGCCGGCGGGAAGACTGTGAAGGTCGGCATTGGCGAAGGTGGGCCCGATGACAAGGGCGAGGAGTTCGCCGTCTTTGCTAAGCACGGCACTCAGGTGGTGGTGCTGGGCCAGCACTACACGAAGGAATCTCACTTCACCGACAACGACGATCAGTATGCCTGGGCTGGCCGGCCACCTGCCGATGCGCAGCCGCTGCCGGCTGAATGGTTCGCGCTGCTGCAGGGCGTCTTCTGCGGCGATCGACCACTGCGGCCGAAAACACGACGCTCAATCTCGCCTCAGTCCACCCGCGGCCCGCGCAGCTACAGCGGCGCATCCGGCACCTGGCGCAACAGCAGTCAGCGGCAGCCATGCCCGATGTGCGGCCGCGACCACTCCGGCGCCTGCAGCATCCATCAGGACGGCGATTCGGTCTGGTGTTGCCACGGCGAGACGAAATCAGCCCCTGATTGCAGCAAAAAGGGCGAGACGGTCACCGGCCACGATGGCCGCACCTGGGGTTATGTCCGCACCGAGGATCACGACAGCTTCGGCGAGCGCTCGCTGTTCGTGATCGACAAGCCCAAGCCGAAGCCTGACCCACCAACCCCACCCCTCAACGGCGAGCAGTTCATCCCGCCTGATGCGCCGGTGGAGCTGCCGCCGTGGCAGTTGGAGCCGGATGAAGAGGGCGATGACATCGAGCGCCAAGAGCTCGCGGTTGAAATCCGCAACTACCGCGACGTGGCCGCGGCCGCTGATCTGGCATCGATCGATCTGGCATTCCCGCCTGGCCTGGCCAGCTTCATCAACACTTACGCCAAGGAGCAGACCCTCAAGCCCTGCGGTTTCCTGCTGCCGATCCTCTGCAGCGTGTGCTCTGTCATCGGCAACCGGGCCAGGGTGGCCATGACGCCCACCCACGCATGGAAGGAGGCCTGTGTGCTATGGGGTGCCAACATCGCTACCGCCAGCTCCGGTAAGTCGCCAACCTCCGGCCCGACCACCATGCAGGCGTTCAAGCCGTGGCAGGCGCAAGAACGCAAGCGGCACGCTGATGCCCTCTCGGACTGGAAGCATCGCCGGGCCCAGGCGGAGCGCGAGGCGAAGGCTGCGGCCTCTGAGTCAGGTGGCGCCGGTGGTGATCCCATGGCCCAGTTCCTGGCGGAGAACCCTCAACCTGAGCTGCGGCACCTGCTGGTCAGCGATGCCACCTTTGAGCGGATCGAGATGATCCTCAGCAACGGATCCAACCCGGGGCTGCTGGCCGTGCACGATGAGCTCGCTGGGTGGTTCAGCCAGTTGTGCCGCGCACCGAACCGCAGCGATCGGGCGAAGTGGCTCAGCCTATACCCCGGGGAGCAGATCATCACCGACCGGGTGGGGCGCGATTCGATCTTCGTGCCTAACCCTGCCGTCTCCCTGTTCGGCAGCTTGCAGCCGGCACGCCTCGAAGGCCTGTGGAAAGCGGACGCCGATGCCAATGAGGGCATGGCGGACGCTGATGGACTGTGGAGCCGCTTCCTGATGTTCGACCTAGGCGAGTGGGCCTATGACTATCAGGACTCGACCGTACTAATCGCCCCCGCGATCACCAACCTCTACAAGCAGGTGGACGCGGCCGCATCAAAGCTGCCCATCGGCGAAGATGGCGAGCCGATCATCATCACCGTGGCCGAGGATGCCAAGGCCACGATGGTGCAGTGGGTCAGACAGGCGGAGTCGTTCAAGTTCGCCGCCAGCGATCCATCTGACCGGCAGTACTGGGGCAAGCAGCGCGGCGCCACCCTCCGCATTGCCCTGGCCATTCACGCGATCAGGCAGGCCTCTGCAGGGCTGAGCCTGAACACCCCCATCCCTGAAGACGTGATCCGCGCCGCGATCATCTTCACGGCCCTCTTCGCCCGTGAGCGGGACAAGGTGCTCGGCCCGGTGCGAACAGGTGCCGGTGGGGCGATCAAGCGGCTGCTCGACAAGGGCCGCGAGTGGCGCCGCAGTCACGGCAGCCGGCCCGTGCCTCAAGCGCAGATCAGAGCATGGTGCCTGCCGGCGCGCCGCACCCCTGCCGCTGAGGTGCGCACCTGGCTGCTGTCCGTGGTGGCCGAGACGCCCGACTGCGGGCAGGTGGTTCGCAAAGGCAAGGCCGTGGAGTGGGTGCCGCCTGGCGACTGAGCAGCACTGCTGCACCGTGGCCGCAAATCCCGGCCACCCTCATTTCAACTGAGGGTGTCAGTTGAACTGACGCCCTTTTGGGACACGTCCCAAAGCTGCTGCGCGGCTGTCCCATGCAGCGGTAGGCCTGTCCCTGCCTGCGGTTTCAGGCGCTGGGGAGGGTGCCCACATGGGCCAGGCTGCAGCGTTTTGGGACTTTTGGGACAGTTTGGGACAGAAGTGTCCCAGAGCAAATCGACTGCGGCGCAACGGATCTGGGCAGGTTTTGGGACTTTGGGACAGCCCCTAAGAAAATACCTTTTCTATTATTTATTTAAGTATTAGTACCTAGTCCTATGGGTATGGATGGAAATGTCCCTAGAGGCGTCCCAATGTCCCAAAACACAGCCAACCTGCTAGTGCTAGTGCGGTTTCTGCTTTGGGACAGCGCTGTCCCAAATGTCCCAAATGTCCCAAAACCACTTCAACCCTCCGAAATCCGGCTGTTTGGTGCTGATGGGTGCATCTGCCGGTAGGATGCCCCTACCCGCCGCCATGCCGTGAACGTCTTGCAGCAGCTGCGCGCCGCCGTGGCCCAGGAAGGCGCCTCGACCACTCCGCCGGTGCCCACACCCGCCCCATCGCTTGCAGCCCCCGCAGCGGCGCCCCTGCGGCCCTGCCCGTTCACGTTCGGCGACTGGCTGCCCCGCACCGACCCGCAGGCCCACCCCGGCGAGGCTCAGCGTGCAGTGCTGCTGGGTGGCGTTGTGGTGGCCTGGTGGCGCCGCGAGTGGGTGCCGCCGCTGCCTATCCCCAGCTACAGCCCGCCCCTCACGCTGGAGCCGTACCAGCGCAACGCGATCTATCTGCCCGACGGCAGCGAGGTGGAGAGCAGCTGCTGCCCTCAGACTGCTCTGCAGCGACTCGCCGCACGTCTCGGCGCTTGATCCATGGCCAACCCCCAGAAACGCAAGGGCAGCGCCTTTGAGCGGCTGATCGCTGACTACCTGGCCGAGCGCATGCCCTGCGAGCGCATCCCTGCCGGCGCCACCCTTGACCGCGGCGACCTGTGGACACCGAGCTGCGCAATTCAGGCGAAGTGCTGCCGCACCCTGTCCCTCGGCGCCTGGCTGCGCGATGCGATGGAGCAGCAGGCCAACGCCGGCAAGCGCCTCCATGCCCTGGTGGTGAAGCGCAAGGGCAGCACGGCCGCGGCCGATCAGTTTGTGGTGATGAGCCTGGAGCAGTTCCGCGAACTGCTGGGCGAAGTGTGACGATCGGTTAACCGGCCACTCATGGCCACCCCAGGCCATAAGGCACGCGCTAAGCTATGGGGACAGGAGCCGAGGCGCTCCGCCACTCGCCGCCAGCCATGACCCCTTCCGCGACCCTTCCCCAAGTCACATGCAAAGACGGCATCCTGTACGACGTTCTCAAGGCCAGCACCTACACCTTCAACGGCCGTAATCGCGTCAGCTACACCTGCAAGCGCCCCCGCGGCCGCCGTACCTACATCATCATCGGCTACGAAAACGGAACTTTCAGCACCGCCGCCTGACAGCCACCCACGCCCGCCGGGGGCTCACCCCGGCAACCACTCCACCGCTATCCATCCCGCCATGCCCCGCAACGTCAAGCTCCGTTTCCAGCGCAATCGATGCCATGCTTCCGGCCCCGGCACTCGCTGGGGCAGCTACGAAGACACCATTGAAATCACCCCGGCATGGGCCGGCAAAGGGATCGCCATCCACAAGCCCGTCGGCTTTCATGGTGACGACGACCAGCCCTACTTCAAGCAGGTGCAAGGCCTGTGGAATTTGACCCACATCAACAGCGGCCTAGCCATGGGCAGCTGCCACGGCAACATGGAGCGCGCCAAGGCCTACGCCAAGCAATGGGACGCCGAGTTCGCCGCGCTGCAGGCCGGCCAGCCCATGGCGCCTGATCGCATCGCCGCATGGAAGGCGGTCGTCGAAGAGATGCGCATTGAGCCCCCACGCAAGCCCAGCCAACCTGCTCACCGCCGCGGCCACCCCATAACCGCCTGATGGCCCTCACCAATGCCGAACACCAGCGCCGCTGGAGGGAACGCCAGGCCGGCCGCCTGCCGCCTGTGGAGCGCCCCTGCTGCACTGCCTGCGGCAAGGTCCACCGTGGCGCCCATGGCGCCCTGTGCGCCATCTGCTGGGAGCGCACCACGCGAGAGGGCAAGGCGGCCCACTCCGAACGGGTCAGACGCGCTCAGCGCCGCAAGCGTGACAGATTGTGAACTGGCCGCCCTGATGGTCGCCACACCGTAAGGCACGCGCTAAGGTATGTGCATCGGAGGCAAGCCCCTCCACCACTCGCCAGCCAGCCATGACCGCCACCTACTTCGCCGGCCTCAGCACCCCTGAAGAAATCAAGCGCGCCTACCGCGATCTCGCCCGCCAGCACCACCCCGACCTCGGCGGCGACCTGGAGACCATGAAGGCGATCAATGCCGCCTACCACGCTGCCCTGAGTGGCCAAAACGGCAAGACCAACGACGGCCGCACCTACAAGTACAACGCCAAGTCGGAGCAAGAGATCATGGATGTGATCGCTGAACTGCTCAAGATCCCCAACCTGGAGATCAGCCTGATCGGCTACTGGATCTGGGTGCAGGGTGACACCAAGCCCGTCAAGGATCAGCTCAAGGCTCAGCAGTGCCGCTGGCACTCCGGCCGCAGCTGCTGGTACTGGAAGCCCGCATGGTGCGGCAAGAGCCGCAGCAACCCCGGCGGGCTGGAGACGCTGGCCGCCAAGTACGGCTATCAGGGTTTTACTAGCGAGGCTCAGCAGCCTGCCCAGCGCCGCCAGCTGGCCGCCACCTGACGGCCATCCCCTACACTGCCCTCGGTGCATGGCGCATCGAGTGGACCCCAACCCTCGCCCTGGCAGGCGGGGGTTTTTCATGCCTGCTGGCAGACTGTGCGCAGATGCCCTGCCACCGTGAAGCGCGCCGCCACTCCTTGGCACCTGCTAGACCGCTCGACACCGTGGCTGGCCTGGTGGCAGGAGCTGATCCTTAACTGGGTGTCGTCGTGGAATTCCATCGGCTGCCTGACTGTTGTCAGCGCTGCTGACCCTGAAGAGTTCGCCGCCTGGGATCTGCCGACTGATCTGGAGCTGCAGCGGATGGAGCTGGAGGAGCTGCTGGCAGTGGGAGAGGATGAGGGGTGATGTTGGAGCTGAAGCTGACAATCGACACCAAGGCAATCGATCGATTCGCCCTGCTCACCGAGAAGAACATCCGCTACGCCACAGGCCGCGCCATGGCGGCCACTGTGCGAGCTGCTGAGAAGCAGCTGAAGCAAGACTTGGCCAAGAGCTCAGGCGGCCCCATTGAGGGCGGCGCCACACGCTGGACCATCGGCGGCACCTACACTCAGCGGCCATCACCCAACAACCTCAACGCCGAGGTGGGCCTGCGATCGGATCGGCCCCGCGCAGCCGGTCGCTACATCTCCACGATGACTCGTGGTGGGCCGCCGCGCACCAAGGGCGTAGACCTCAAAGCTGCCGCCCTCGCCGGTGGCTCAGGGCTCACCATCGTGCCAACGCCTGCGCAGCGCAAGGACAGCAAGGGCAACGTGAGCCGCGCTGCCTTCAGTAAGGCGCTGGCATCCGCCTCTGTCATCCGCAACGGTCGCCAGTACAACCGCGGCGCCGGGCGGTTCTTCATCATCCCGATCAAGGGCCCGGCGGGGCGCATGGGGATCTTTGAGCGGACCGGCAAGCCTGGCCGTGGCCGCTACGGCAGTTTCCAAGGCACTCAGATGCGGTTCACCCTGGAGCCACAGCCCAAGATCCGCCAGAGCACCTACGACCTCACCGGCGACCTGCAGCGGTCGGCTCAGGTGGTGTGGCCTGGGGAGATCACGGCGCAGCTCAGGGCTGAGCTGACGAGGGCGGGGTTCAGATGAAGCGCTATTGAGAATCAGCCGGGCAGCTAGTTGAGAGTCAGCAAGCCGGTTTATTGAGAAACCTAGTTATACCAAGGGATTGCGGGTCCTCCTGGCGCCTAAGCCAAGCGGTTAGGTTCCGCCG